ACTACTTAGTTCTCCAGTTGCACCAATAGCACTATCATCATCAAATTCATATACTTTAGATGTTCCATCAGTAGATACAATAGTTATAGTATCTTGGTCATAATTAGCAACGGTATCACTTATAAAAGTCAAACTACCTACTGCAGTAACCCCATTCTCCATATAAATAATGTCACCTTTGCCAAATACTTGACTAGATGGTTTAGATAAATATAGAATATTATCATCTTTATCTGCTGTTATAGCAGTATTTAAATATACTTCAGAACTATCATAAGTACTATTTATTTGCATATACTTATCACTGCTTTCATAAGGATAATAATTTGACGCTTGATTAGTAATATGAAGGTAAGTGGATTCCCAATATCCTCCAGAAGATTGTAGAACAACATCAGAACTTGCAGCAGTAGCAACATCAGAAGCTGCTGTCCATGCATTATTTACAGTAGTATTAGTATTGTCAGAAAGTCTCATAGTTAGCCTTCTAAACATCCAATCATTAGCTCTATATATTTTATCAACACCAACATCACCATCTGTGCCTCCAGTAAAAGGAGCACTTAATGTATCAACAGCATGATGAAAGGTATGATTTTTAAGCAAATTTGCCTCTAAATACCAATCAAAATCTGTTTCAGAAGAATCAGTAGGAGCTTCTTTAAATGTCATATCATAAGAAGCCCCAGTTTTAATATGTTTTAATGTAAATGTTTCGCCACTATTTATTTTATCATCTTCACTTGCATAAAAAGTAATCTTACTTGATTCTGGAAAATTTCTTTCAACATATTTAAGCCCAGTGCTAAGTGTATGAGTAAGAGTTTTATTAGAGTTACTCCACGTCATTAAATAAGAACCTATATCTGGTAATTTAGACCCAGAATCTGGGTTTGTATTAGTATTATTAGCATTAGACAAATAAGACGAATTTCCTTTAATATTATTACCAGACCATTTATTCCAATTAGCCAAACCATCTATCCACCCTTGTTTAGATTTATACTGAGTTCCTCCAGATTCATATCTATTTCCAAAAACACTATATTGAGTATTAGCAGTATATGGCAATATTATAGAATTTAATGCACCTCTTTCTACTTCAAATTTAGCTCCAAAACCAATTCTTTTCTTTAAACGTATAATTTCTCCATTACTTTCAGAAGAACGTATTGAATTATAAGAAAATGCTGTTCCAGTTAAGTCAGCAACATTAGAATTTGCAGTTGTATATCTAAAAGATGTAGAACTACTATTTACTGTTATAACAACTTTTTCATTATAAGCAGTATTACTTGCTTCTATATAAATCGTTTGGCTTTCTTTAAACCCATGGTCACTTGAAGTTGTAACAGTAGCTGTACCACTAGATACATCTAAATCACTTATAGCAACTCCACTAGTTAACTGAATATAATCACCTTTTTTAAGTATATCTTTAATATTTTTACTAGTTTTAGCAGTTTCTTGAATAGAACTCTTACCTATATTTTCATCAAACTTAATAGTTGTTGCAGTTTCTGATATAGCTGTGCTCGGTCTAAACTGAAGATAGTTTATTCCACCTCGCTTAGTTTCTTGACTCCATAAACGAACCATTCTTGGTTCTACGCCATTTATAAGAAGTTTTTCTTTATATCCTTGCGTTCCTATAAAAGTAATACTGGAAGCTAAAAAGGGAGATATTTTTTCAAAATCATCTATTAAAGGTAAAGTAGGCCACGTACCTGTATAAGCCTCAGTTCTAGCCCAATTATATGGTTCTAAAACTTTAACAAATTGACTTGATGAAGAAAAGATAAATTTATCATTTTTTATAGAATCTAATACTCCATCTTTAGTAATAGGACTAATATTTAAAGAATAAGCAGCACTTTCACCTTCAACATCTCTTTCATCAGAATTTAAAGCTATTCCTGTATTAAATCTATTTAATTCATGTAGTTGTTTTGGCATTACTTTCCTTTGTTATCCATTGAAACTCTTCAAGACTAGAGGTCCAATATTTATCTGGGACTATCATTATACCTAAACATTTCCGTCTAGTAACTTTCCCCATACTGTTGTCCTCCCATCTATTATTTGAACTATATCTACTGTAAATCTTCCACCTTTGTAATAATCTACTATTGCAAAGGCATGAGCCCATTTATGTTGTCTACCACCAAGCCATTTGTTCTTTTCAGCTCTCATATCCTTTAAACATCCAAGTGACCATGCAGACTTAGGCCCATCCATATATGTCACACTATCTTGTTGCAGGGAATGATGATGACCATACATTATATTGGCACCTAATTTTCTTAGATGATTCGCTGCGTGATACTGTCCACCAAAATGATGCCCATGATAAAAATAGAGCTTGCCTATTTTAATATACTTACCTACTTCATGATATTTGTATCCACGTTCTTTGAACTTGCATACATCTTTAAAGCGGTAATCCAAGTAAGGATGCTCTTCTACGAATCTATCTAACCACTCATCATGATTCCCTGCACAAATATGTTTTTCTTTACACTTAACTTTGTCAAGAGATTCATCAATACTGTCAAGTAACTCATTAACCGCCTTAACATCTGCGTCTACTTTAGGCATTATATACTCTAAAGGCGGTTTTTTCTTTCTTTTCCATTGCCAGTGGGAAACGCTAGCCCACTCTCCTAAATCACCCAAATCTACATAGATATCAGGTTTTACCAGTTCTATTGCTTGTTTTACCACATTCATAGCTGGTATATCATGCGCTGGTGCATGTTTATCTGGAGTAATTATGGCCCGTTTAATTACACCATTTTTTTGTTTCTTCATATAAAAAGCCTCTAATTAAATTTAGATTTTGGCAAATAACCCCAATCACTGGGGTTTGTCCAGGACCCTTTCGCTGCTTGTAAATATTTTTCAGTTTTATTTTTCTTAAATCTCAAAAACATTGATTCGCATTCATTACATTCCCATAATAGATTTCCCATATATGCCCCCATTATCTCTACGCCACCTATATCATCATGATGGCAATGAGGGCAATGTGAAGGCTTATCAGAAAAGATAAATTCACTATCAATGGAGATACTATCTATTAAAGTATCTTTTTGGCTTAATAGAATATCTTCTAGCATTACTAATCTATTATCACCTTGAGATAACATTACTTTCCTTTTATTTTATTAATAATAGGTTTTAATATCATATCAAATACCATATCGTCCTTTTTACTAGGGCTAAGTTTTATTACTTTTTCTGCAACATATAAAACAAGCAATACCCATTGCCAGTTACCAAGTAATTTTGACATAAATCCTATAGATGTTTCTTCCATTAGAATCTCTCCTTGATTTTATTTAAGTTACTTTTTCCACTTGAAAAAGAATTTTCTAACTATCAATCCTATAATAAATACAGTCCAAAAACCCATCCAAAATATAGTAGTATCATACACTTTTTATTATTGCACATACAATAGCTTGAACCTTATTTACCGAAGTTCCAGCTTTTGCTTTTTGAGCAGATATAGCCTGAATACTAGCAACTGTACATCCTGGTTTACAATGAAAACTTTCTCCAGGTCCTATTTCAAGTGATGAAGTACCATTATGAGCAGCTCCACCACCATCAAAAGTAACATAAACACTATCAGCAGTATTACCTGTAGTTCCATCATCTCTAAAGCTTGTATGTTTTATAAACAAAAATTTAACTAAATCAAGAGGACTAACAATATGTATATTAGTTCCAGTATCCTCTCCAGCAGCATTAGTTCCCATTTGCAAAAAACTATCTTGTGATATTAAAGCCGTAGATGCAACTGTCACATCAGTTAATTTATAATACCATCCCTCAGCAGTACCTGCTGGTGTATATCCAAACTCTCCAGATATAGTCTTTGCTATTTCATCTGGCAATACCAAACTACTTGTTGTCACTACAGCAGCATCAGCCATTATTTAAAATCTCCTAATTTAAACCAACTTGCTATAGCTACTAATATAGTACCTATAGTTCCACCAATGCCTTTTATCCAAGCAATAGCAGATTCATTTTTTCTAACTCTATTATTTAATTTTGATAACCATTTTTCATTCTTTTCAACAGTTACTTTAATACCTGCAATATCAGTTTTTATTTCAGTTAAAGCTATTGTTACAAAATTTCTATGTTCCTCAGTTTCATTCATTTCTTTTTCAATCCATTTCCGCTTAGTTTCTGTATTATACTTTGCAAAGACCTATAACTTCCTTCTAATCTAGCTAATTCCTTACCAAAGTCTGTTTGTAATTTTTTTTGAGCATTAATAAGTCCTATGACAATACCCTCTAACCTTTCTGCTTGACTTTCCATATCCTTCTTTAAATCATCTTGAATCCATTTATTTTGTTTCCATATAAAGTATCCAAAAGCTATACACATTGTAATTGGGACTCCAAACTTTTCTAATACACTAATTAAATCCATAAAAAGACCTTAAAATTTTCTTTTAAATTTATCTTCTATTCTTTTTATTTTATCCTCAATAACATCAAAACTTCCTCTCATAGCATCAATATCCATATTCAGCTTTCTAATTGCTTCTTTTAATTCAGACAAATCAACTTGAGGTAATTCAACTTCAATATCCTGCAATGATTCTATCTTATCTTTAAGTTCAACATATCCTATTTCATTAACAATATTTTTTATATTAAGTTTATCAATAGTTTCCATAATTTTAGAATGTATAAACCATACAGAAATAACAATAGTGCAAATTATAATGACAAACTTAAAATCAAACATATATTTTAAAAATTTCATTAAGTTGATGCTACCATAATTTCTAAATCACATGCACCTGAATCAGCTGTGGCTTTAACACTAACAATATCTGCATCAGGTGCTCCAGCTCCAGCTGCCTCCTCCGCACTCATAGAGGTCTTATGATTCCATATTATAAAACTTTTACCAGCATCTAATCTATAAGAAAATTCATCAGAATTAGCATCCGTAAGTAGCAATTGAATAAAATTACCTGCATCGTGATTTGTTATTCTTACATATTGAACTAAGTCTTCATCAAACTGAGCTCCTGCTACAGCTGAAGCATGTGTAGTATATAATGTTATTTCAGATGTAGGGCAAGTTATTATTCTTTCATACACATCATTTATACTTGCTACAGTTTCTGTAACACTATTTCCATATCTTTTGCCACCTAAGGTTACAGATTCAGAAATGCTTACAGTTAATGTTCCCGTTCCTACTGCCATTTATTTCTTCTCCTTTTTAGAACTCTCTTGTTCTTTTATTAATTCTTCAAGAAGCTCAATAGCTCCTTTGCATTTGACAAACAATTCCTTTGCTTGTTCTTGTTGTTTCTTTATATTTTCTAATTTTTCTTTTAAATCCATATTATTAACTATTATTTATTACTAAAAAGTGTATATGACATGCAGTTGCTGTTGCAGTACCTGAACCACAATTAAACAAATTAATTATACAACTACCACTTGCTATTGTGTTAGTAGTTACCAATATATGTGAATTAGCATCTGTATTCATATCATTCATACTAACAAGAACTAATGAATCAGCTTGAATTGTACTATTAGTTAATGTAAATTGAACTTCAGTATTAGTTGCTAATGTTGCAGCATATGTTGTAATAATACCACTTGTAGTATTAAGCGTTACAGCAGTTGTTGCACTATCAGCTTGTGTTTGCGCTCCTCTATTTGTATGTATAATTCCATTTGTAGCACCTGTAATGGTAAGATTTTTAGCTATAGTCAAACTCCCATTAGAAATAAAAGCATTAACTTCATCATTAGTAGCAGTCCCTATTAATTTCATTCCTGTCTTCATAGTATTTGCTGATGCATTTTCAGTCATTATATTAAAATAAAGTCCACCTTTCTCAGAACCAGATGTAGCATCTACTATTCCAGCATTAATCTTAGCATATTCTTGATAACTTGTACCACTTTCATCATAACCATCAAATTTTATTGTACCTATTTCATCAGCATCTGCTGCACTTGAAGCACTTTGTCTCCATAATTGTAATACTGGTCCACCTGAACCAGAAGTATTTGAATTTGTTATAACCAATCCTTTACTTGCTGCAGTACAATGCAATTTTAATTGGTCATCAGATTCATCATATAACATATAGTTGCCAGAAGTATCTCCAAAGAATTTAACATCATGTCCAGTTCCATCTATTCCTACTGTAAGTGTTCCTTTTAAAGTTAAGGCAGCACTTGCAAAGGTTAATAAATCTGTATCATCTGTATGCCCAATTGTAGTACCATCTATTTTAATACTATCTATAGTAAGACTTTCAGCAGTTGAAGTTCCAGCTGTTCCAGAATTACTAATAGTTTCTTTTGTCCATGATACACCCATGTATGCTCCTAAAATTCTTGAGGTCTAATTTGACCTGTTGTTTGATAATTACTTCTAGAAAATTTCTTTGCTTCTTTAACTCCTAGATTATATTCTTGGTCAAAATATTGAGCCATATCTATTTGTAGATTTCTAGGGTCTTTATATCCTACTGCTATAACTCTAAATAATATAGTTTCATGAAACTGTTCAGGAATCTCATTAAAAGTTCCAGTCATTGCATTGTTAGACAAATCCTCATCTTGAGATATAGCATAGATTCTTAAATCTTTAACTTCTGAAATAGAAGCCCAATTACTAGTAAACCCATCTTTAGTAACAGTATTAGTTGCTTTTTCAACAATACCAATTCTCTTAAGTTTATCTACATACCAAGCTCTTTGTTTTTTAGTTGCCACTATCCAACCTCCGTAGTATCATCATCTATAATTGGTTTGCCTATTAATTTAGGTATTAATACATCATTAAGCCAAAGACTTTGAATCTTAATAATTCTTTTGTCTAAGTTGTAATATCTTTTATCTGCAGTTGTAGAGACTGTATATGTGTCTTTGACTATTTCTGTCCTTGCACAAAAGTCATCTTTAGCTCTATTGATGAGTTTAACAATTTCCACTTCTCCCATTTTAGGATGATGTTGTTGTATTAATTCTATCATTTCTTTAGTCGACATTATTCACTCCTCGGTGCAGTACCTTCTTCTGAGAATCTTATCATTTCATCAGTATAAGCTTCTTTTAATATTTGTCTTTGAGAAGATAACATTGCTAATATTTCTGAATCTTCTTCATCCTGAACTGCATTACTAACAAAAGCATCTAAAATATTTATACATGCCTTTAATACTATTGCCTGATAACACTCATCTGGTAATCCCGATATAGATGTATCCTCTGTAATATCACTAGTAGGATAAGCAAAATAGTATACTTTTACCGTTTCATCACTAGTAGGCGTTGGATATATATTTAAAGCTGTAGTCCCAGCATCAGTTAAATACGCATATACAGGGCTATGTTTAGTTGCAAGATATATACTATTTGCATCTTTTGCTTTTTCAAAATCCTGTATTGAAACTGGCAAACATTCTCTATTAGAACCCCCACTAGCATCTAATCTTGTGACAAGTAAAACTTTATTATCCTCTACACTTGTCCAAGTAGGAGTACTATTATCTAAATCCTCAGGGTCAACAGCATATTTTAATAGTAACTCAATAGGCATACTATCAACTACTTCAGCAACAGCAGCATTAAATAAATCTGCTTCACTATTAAAATCAGTGTAATCTGAAGATATTAAATCTGTTATCCTATCTGCAAATGATACTA